GTTTGGTAAAGGCATGGGTAGTCAAGAATACAACAACGCTTTCAACCGCTATCGGACCGGCTTCAACGCCAACACGGGCGAACGAAACCAGCTCTATAACCGATATGCGGGTGTAGCAGGAACAGGTCAAAATGCGGTTGGAGGCGTTACGGCACAAGGCGCGAACATGGCGGGTAACATCGGCAACGCCTACATGACCAGCGCAGCCAACACCGGCAACGCAGCAATGGCAGCAGCGGGGCAGCGTCAGTCGGCTTTTAGCGGCGCGGCTAACGTGTTAGGCCAGATGAACAGATATGGGGGTTACCGGTCACCTTATGGTGGCGGTGGCGGTGGCGGTGGCGGTGGCAACTACGCCCCAGTGCAAGAAGGCCCGTCTAATTTTAGCCAACCAAATATGCAGGAACAAGGATATTAATCATGGCTGAACTTAACTTTGGACTACTGACCCCGCCCGGCTCGCAGAGCATAGGCAACGCTTTTGCACAGGGCATGGATCAAGCAGCGGTGGCTAGGGCGCAGGAGAACCAGAACGCGCTGGCTCAGTACACCTTGAGCAAAGCAAAGCGCGAGGATGAACTGAACACTCAGTTGTTGGGTGATCTGCGAAACGCGACTACAAACGATGAAATATATCGTGCGTATCAACGAGCGGGCAAAGGTGACGTAGCGTCCAAGCTGCGTGGAGAAGGACTAACACAAGACAAAACTCGGCTAGAAATAGCTGGGATGCCAGCAACACAAGCAAACACAAAAGCGCAAACTGCCGTACGTCACGGCACCGTTATGAAAAACGAGGCAACAAGGGTGCTTGCAGATCCTACCCTCGACAACGCAATGCGAGCTGTAGTTAATTTCGGTAAAGCTACGGGGCAAGATGTAACGCAAGAACTAGCAGCGATTACCGCTATGGGAAATGACCCGGTTAAAATTGCTAACTGGGCTAAAGGCCATGCAGTTACCGGCGAGCAACTGTTAAATCAAAGCAAACCGCCAGACGTAGCCCGGTTAATAGAATACCGCAATAGTCTGCCCGAAGGCGCGGATCGCAACGCTGTGACGGCTATGATAGAAAAAGCGAGCAACGAAAATTATCAGTATAATACTAATACTGGAACATTTGAACTCCGACAAGGTGGTGGCGCTGCGCCAGCATCCGCGCCGCGTGGGTTTGTCGATCCCGGTATAGCGCAAGGTGCGACGCCGGTACTGCAAGCACCTAGCGTTGACGAAGCACGTCGGCAGGCGTTTGCTATGAACGCAGCGGGGCTGCCGGTTAATATTCGGGGTGGTGGTAATGCTTTGGCCGGCGCGCAACCGGCGGCAACGCCGCCGGATGTTAATGCGCTGCGCGCGCAGCCTGCCGCCGCTGCGCCGCCGTCAAACCCAAGAGAAAAATTGGAAGACTTTCAAGCGGTTCTGGCGTTAGAAAAATTAGGGTATCGTCGAACACCCGAAGGTAATTTTGAAAAAATTTCCGGCGGCCCTGCGGATAAAACCGTCGTAACAAGAACACCAGTGCAAGAAGGAAAATTCCGAAAAGATTTGGCCACTGATTACACTACCACTACCGCTACCACGCAAGGAATGCAAGTTGTTCTTGACGCCATAACTGACGTTAAAAACTCTCCGGGTTTGGCCGGCGCAACGGGCATCTCCGGTATGGTGTATTCTTTTCCGTGTTCCCAAGCGGCGGCTGCTGAAACTAACTTAGCTAACCTAAGAGGTAAAGTTACTTCGTTAGGCCAAACCCTTGCAAACGCCAGCGGCAAAATTGGCCCTATGGCCGTACAAGAATGGACAATTGTTAGGGATATGGTTGCCGCGTTAGATACAGCGGTTAGCAAAGGCGAAACTATTACCCGCGAAGAATTAACTAAAATAGAGTTTGCCGCTAAAAATGTTGCTAAACGGGTACAAGATAAATTTGAAGGCCAATACGGCGACGAATTGAGCAACTACCCGCAATTTGCCACCGTTCCAGAACCAAAATCACGATTAAGCGGCAAAATAAAACCCGCAAGTACCATTGACGCGCTGTTAAAAAAGTACGAATAATTATGGCAACCATCGAAGAACTAAGCGCGGCGCTGGTTAAAGCGGATGCAGCGGGCAATGCTGTTGACGCCAAAGCCTTTGCGGATGAAATTCGGCGCGTAAAGCAAGCCCCCGAAAAAGAACGCAGTTTTACACGTAGGGCGTCCGATGTAATGGGTGACATTGGGTCGGGCGTGGTGAAAGGTGCAACGGATATTGGCGCCACGTTGATGGCACCCTTTGATTTTGCCGCTCGGTATCGCGGGTACGACATTCCATTTGTTCCTGGCCGTTTGGATGACCGACGGCAACAAATTACCAACTTCTTAACCGACCAGGGCGCGGATGTTAATTCGCTATCTTATGGCGGGGGTCGCCTTTTCAGTAACGTTGCTGGCACTGCGGGTTTGGGGCCGGTACTCGGCGCGGGGCTAAAAGCAGTTGCGCCATCAGCCGCGCCGTTAGCCGCGTCTATTAGCGCCGGCGGGTTTATACCCAAATCTTTAACCGCCACCGAACGTATAGCGGCAGGTTTGCCTGCGGCTACTATTCTTGAAAAGGCCACTAACGTAGGCATTCGCGCTGCGGGCGGTGCGGTAGCCGGTGGGGCGGGCGCATTTGCGATCAACCCGTCAGAAACTGGTACCGGCACCGTTGTAGGCGCGTTAGTGCCTACCGTGGGCGCGGCTCTTGTATCGCAATTGGCGAAGAAAACAGGTTTTCTTTGGGACGCTATAACGGGAAAATTAGGCGCGGTAAAAGCCGCCGAAATAGCTAGGCAAGTAGCGGCGGGGGACGCCGCCGCTATTCGCGCAGCTAACGCTGTTGCCGACCCAAGCCTTACCGCAGGGCAAGCAGCGGGGGGCGCGGGTAATACCGCGTGGGCTGCGTTGGACGCCTTGTCTCGTAAACAAAACACGGGCGGCGCGTTCACTAAAAAAATTGACGCTCAAACCGCTAACACTGAAGCAACGTTTGATAGGTTAGCTGGCGGCCCCACCGCGCTGGAATCCGATATAGCGCAAAAGCAGACTAAGGCCACGCTTAATACACTTACTACGCCTATGCGTGAGGCGGCGCTTGAACGCGCCGGTGTGGCGGGCGAAGCGGTGCCTTTCTTGCAACAAGTAGCTGCCAAAGGCGAAGCCGGGGCTACAAGCGCGGTTGCCGATGTGCGTCGGTTTACGGGTTTGATTGAACCCGCAGATAATTGGGCGCGTACTTGGGCGCCTAGCGCTATGGCAGATGTTGATGCAGCAGGAAAATTTATACGCGGTGGCGATGTGCGTTTGTTAGGCATACCAAGACAACCGCAAGCAGCTACATACCCCGGCCAATTAGCAGTGCGGGCTGAAGGCGCGGCTACCACGGCGGCTGAAGAGTCATTGAAACTGGGTGCTATTGCACGCAACGCCAAAACAGCAATAGCTGACTTGGAAGCACAAGGACTGAAACCGCTTAAACCGGACAGCATTATAGCGTCTATAAAGTCTAAACTTACTGACCCAAGCATTGCGTTAAACGCCAATCTTGCACCCGCGTTAAAACGGGTTACAGACATGTTGGGCGACTGGACTAACAAGTTTGGGGTTATCACACCTGAAGCACTGTACGCCATACGCAAAAATGGTATTGCTGGCGTTATTCAAGATTTGCATCCTACCGCCACGCCAGACCAACGCCGCGCTTTTGCTCAAGCGGTTATGACCGAAGTGCGCCCGCTAATTGATGACGCTATAGAAGCAGCGGGTGGTGCGGGCTGGAAAGCATACCTAAAAACTTTTGAGCAAGGTATGCACGTCGTTGAACAAAAACGAATGGCCGACGTAGCGCGACAGCTATACAAGTCCGGCGACAAGCAAGGGTTCATAGACTTGGTCAAAGGTAGCAACGACAAGGCGCTGGGTATAGTAGAAGATGTTTTTGGCCCCGGCAAAGTTAATTTTGTGCAGCTTATGGGCGGGCAACGGCCTAAAAGTCCCGCGTTGGAATATATGCGGATAGCCGAAGAAACCGCAAGAGACCTTGATTTGGCTAAACGCGCGGGCGAAGGCGGCGCGGAATTAGCCAAAATTATAGACCGCAACGCGTTAAAATTTAATTTCCCGCCGTCACTTAGCACCAAAATTGCCGTCGCGCGGCAGGGCATGAAAGAATTTGAAGGCAAGATAAACCGCGCCGCTATGGACGCGTTGGAAAAAGGTATGCGTTCCGGCGCAAGTGCCAATGAAATGTTGGCTATGGTACCTGCCGCCGAACGGGGGAAAGTGCTTAAAATTATGACTGATAGCGCAACATGGAGTCCTCTGCTAACAACGGGCGTTAGGCAGGGCGCGGTTAACCGGCTAGCACCGCAAGAAAACCAAAACAGACTAACGGCACCTTAATGGCAACCACCAACGAGTTAGACGTTCGCCTAACATCGCACGAAGCCGTGTGCGAGCTGCGCTACGACAGCATCAACGCTAGGCTGAAGCGGATCGAGCATATCGGCATCACTATTGCAGGATTCATAATTGCCCTACTTCTTCACATTGTCCTAAAAGGCTAACCATGAAAAGACTTCTATTGCTCTTGCTGCTGCCGATTAGTGTATCTGCTGCTGACCTGATGATGTGCAACGGCGAATACGCGCTGTGTGCTGCGTCAGGCTCCACGCCTACCGGCAAGTCAATAACGGTCAAAGGTAAAGTGTTTCAAGAGGGGATGGCAGTCTGTCCCGTCCTGACAGGCCGTAGCGTAGCCAACGGTGCGCTAATGAATAACAGTTGCGATGCCCCTGCCGGTAAAGTGTGGAGCCTTTTTAGTACTGTTAGCGAAGCGCCACAAGCGCCTAGTTGGGCAGTTGCGCCGCTGGTAAAACGATCTTTTATCCTCGGCAAAGATTCTGGCATGAGTAACCAGTGGTCGTTTTTGTGCGACAAGCAAGCGAAGAAAACCAACAATGTGCAGCTTGCATCCTGTTACGGCCCAATCAACGAGAGTCCGGCTACTAACGGGCATATCAAGCCGGGTGCGAAGATTGTTACTGACGCTCCAGTTGGAGTGTTAAATCCTGTAGGAGGGAATTTCTAATGGGCTGGTTAAAAGCAAGGTTTGGCGAGGCATCTACGCTTGCCGGGTTGGGGGTTGTAATGATGGTAGCGTCTGCAATTGCGCCGCCGCAGTATCAATTACTGATTCAAGGGCTGGCAGCGGCGCTGGGTATCGGCGGTGTGGTGCGTCCTGAAAAATAACTTTGAGCGTTCGCTGGCGCTGGTGTTGCAGCACGAAGGTGGGTATGTCCACCACGCTTTAGACCCCGGTGGCAGGACGAATCTCGGCGTTACTCAGCGCGTGTGGGAGGATTATGTCGGACACCCAGTTGACGAGCAGGCAATGCGAAAGCTCACGAAAGAAGTGGTGGCTCCGCTCTACCGCAAGCAATATTGGGATGTTTGCCATTGCGATGACCTGCCTGCTGGCGTTGATTATCTTGCCTTCGATTTTGCTGTCAATGCTGGTGCGTTCCGTAGCATCAAAACTATTCAACGTGCATTAAAAATAACTGCCGATGGTGTCATTGGCCCAGTAACTTTGAAAGCTATTCAAAATGCCGAAGAATTTATCGATAATTTTACAGACGCTAAAGAAAGTTTTTACAAAAGTCTGGCAAACTTTCCGACTTTTGGCCGAGGTTGGCTTAATCGCGTTGCAGAAAGCAAGAAAGCTGCCGAGAGAATGCTAGAGTAATTTATAAAACTGTGAATACTGCGAAGTTTTTATAGCTATCTTGTTTTGCTTTTCTAAAATACCAACACACCAACGCCCTGTATCGAGACCTCCACTGTGATTTGGTAAGAACTGGTTTGTATACGCTCTTGCGCGTTTTTTTCGGCGCGGTTGACATAAGCCTGATTATTCGCATTACAGGCACTCCTTCAGCGCAGTTGTCAGCCGCTCAATTCTTTGGTTGTTGTATAACACCATACTTTCTGAGTAATCTTTTGCTGTCTCAGCCAGCAGCAAATCCCGCCGCGCCGTATCCAACTCACGCACCATGAGTTCTTCACAAGTCGCGGGCGTGTACATCTGCTTTATCCAGTTTAAAAATTTCATCTTATCTCCTAAAAGTTGTAAATATTGCCCACACCATAATAACGCCAACAATGCATAGGGCGATTGCTGGCGAGAACTCTACTAAAAGATCAATCATCTTTCTCCCCTATCTATCGGCCCTCTAAACATATAGCCGCCGAACGCCTCCAATACTTTCCCCGCTACCTCGTCCCTTGTCTCAGGTGTGGCAACTTCATCAACGGCCTCCCATAACATCCCAAGCATGTCTTTAGCCATTTCGTCCGGTGTCAGTATCATGTGTCTCCCTTTGTGGAATGGTTAATGTAATAAAGCGCACAGCGGTGTCGCCATCTTTAAGTAGCAAAGTCACTGTTGCCGCTTGCAAGTTTGTGCCGTAGATCAGCATCAGTGCTTCCATAAGTCTTTGCGTTTCATTGTTCATTGATTTTTCTCCTTAACCATCATTGGCGTTACCAACTGTTTAAGCTCCAACAGATGCTTTGCAATATCTTTTATCTGCTGCTCGTCCTCCGCTAACTTCAATATTTCTTTAATCTCAATGCCTTCAGCATCGTTCTGTTTTGCCCAGCAGTTTAAGCCGCGCTTAAGACATTCAACAATTGCTGGTGTCAGTTCAATTTTCATTCCTTTGTTTGGCGGCAACGCATTAGCGCCCTGCGCCACGAGCCGCTTATACTCTGTTTTACTGTGCGCACGGAACGTCATCGTTGCGCTCCGTTGAGTAGCTCCACGCGTTCTCTGGACACGCGCAAGATGTTATACCGCTGGTGCAGCCGCTCAAGCACCGCAATGCGCCGGATGCCTACCCTTTCTTCGTTCAGCAGTTGCAACACCTCGTCCTCGGTCTTGGACGCGAGGACGTGGTTCAACTCACGCCAGGTTAGTCTTTTCAATTTTCTTCTCCAAGTTTTCAATGTTCTTCAACACCCGTATCAGCCCCCGTTGCGCGGCGTTAAACTGCCGGTAACGGATGGTTAGCTCGGCCTTTGCCGCCTTCAGCTTGCCCTTCAGTGCGTCAATTCGTTTCATGTCGTCAGTGCTTCCATAGCTAGTTGTGATAAGGATTTCTTGTCGTGCAGCGCGTCGTAGATCTTCTTGTCTACCGTGTCATTGGTCAGCAGGACGTAAACCCACACGTCGTGCGTCTGGCCGCTGCGGTGCAGCCGCCCGATGGTCTGCTCGTAGAGTTCCAACGACCACGGCAGGGACAGGAACACCATGTGGCAGCCGCCGAATTGCAGGTTAAGACCGTGGCCGGCAGACTTCGGGTGCGCCAGCAGCACCGCAATCTTGCCCGCGTTCCAGCGTTCAATGGCGTTCGGCTCGTCCAGCGTCACGGCGCGGGGGTAACGGCGCTGTAGCTCGGCCAGCTCGGCCTGATATTGATACGCAATGATCGTATTGGCGTGCTGGTTCTCGGTCAGCAGGTCGTCCAGCACCTCAAACTTGTGGTCTGACATCCACTTCGTTTCTTTGCCCTCGGCGTAGACGAAGCCCGAGGCCATCTGTTGTAGCTTGCTGGTGACCACGCCCGCGTTGGCCGCAACGGCCTGGGTGTCGGGGAACAGCAACATAAAGTTCTTTTTCATATCCTTGTAGTCGGCCATGTCCATACTGCAATTCATCACAACCGTGTGCAGCGGCGGCAGCTTGTCCTTGTACTCGCCAGCATCCAACACGAACGTGGCCGGCTTGATACGCGCCATGACCTGTTCCAGCGCGCCGGCAGCGGGCGTCCAGTCACCGAAGTCACGGTTGATGCAGTGAAAGTACTGCTGCAAAAACGCGCCCTTGCTACGCCCGAGTAGCGACTGGTCGATCACCTTGCACTGACCGAATACGTCCTCCAGCCCGTTGCTGGTGAAGCTGCCGGTCAGCCCCCAGCGGATTGGGATTGCGTCCAGCACCTTGAGCAACGCCTTGAACCGCTTGCCTGACGGGTTCTTCAGGCGCGTCAGCTCGTCAAACACCACACCGTCAAAGCGTAGCGGCTGCTCGGCCAGCCATTGCAGGTTGTCGTAGGTGGCGACCACCACCTGGACGTTGGCCTGTAGCGCCTTCACCCGCTGCGTCGGTGTGCCGATGACCACGGACAACGACAGCGCGGGCGCCCACAGCTTGGCCTCCACCGGCCAGACGTTGACGGCCACGCGCTTGGGCGCGACAACGAGGAACCGTTGCACCTCGCCCGCCGCCAGCATGTCGCGCATGGCGGTCAGCGTGATGGCGGTCTTGCCAGCACCCACAGGTGCTAAGATCATCGCCCGGTCACGCTCGTAGAGGAAGTCGGCGGCTTGTTCTTGATAGGGTCTAAGATTCAAGGTAAGCCTCTATGAAGGTTTGCGCGACTTGCGGGACGATGGTATTACCGTAGGCGCGCAAGCGTCCCACTCGGGCGGATACCCCATGAGCCAGCGGGAATGTGCCGGGTTCAACTGGCCGGGCTTTTCCGTCGCGGCAGGGGAGCCAATCACAGTCAGACCAGAAGTTAGCTGCGCCACCACATCCAATACATCGTGGCTGATCTTGCCGTTCCTCATGCGCCCCCCCCCCGGTAGCCGCCCTTGTAATCGCGTGTCGAGGTCGTCGGCCAACTGGTCAAATGCGCTGCTGCTTGCAATCCCGGTGCTGGCCCCCGCTTGTCGTCCGGTGGCCGTGGCCCGCCCGTTGTGTCGCCCACTATCGGCGTCGGCCAGCCCACTAGGCCACCCATCAACAGTTCGCCCTTGCGCTTGCCACCCCTGCTGGTCTGCCCGCCCTCCATCGTGTTCGGCGTCGGCCACGAACCAGAGTCTTTGTCTAATATGCGGCGCCCCGACGCCACCAGCCGGTAGACCAACCGCCCCGCAGGCGTAGCCTTCTCCCTCCAAGTCAGTTTGAACAAGGTCGAGCCATCCGTGGTTAATCGCTGCTTCAACTTGCTCACCAAAGATAACGTGAGGTCTGCACTCGCGGATGAGATTGAACCAGACAGGCCAGAGATGGCGTTCGTCTGTAACGCCCCCCCCCGGCACCGGCTGCGCTGAAGGGCTGGCAAGGGCAACTGCCCGTCCAAACAGGTCTATCCTCGGGCCATCCGGCAAGGCGCAGGGCGTGGCTCCAGCCGCCAAGACCGGCAAAGAAATGGCACTGAACAAATCCGTTAAGATCACTTGCTTTGACATCCTTGATGCTCCTGGAATCTACTTCACCTTGGGGAATATGCCCCGCTTCAATTAGATTGCGTAGCCACTGTGCGGCATACGGATCAAACTCGTTGTAGTAATTCATCCACCTCGCCTTTCGATCTAATCACAATGTAATTCATTCCCATGCGGCGCATCTCGGCAGCAAACAGCTTCTGCCACGGTGACAAGCGCCCCTTTACAGTCTTGAGTTCCACGAACCACACCACGCCCCCTGGCAGCAGCACGATGCGGTCGGCCACACCAACACGCCCCGGTGACACCCACTTGTAAGCCACGCCACCATGCTCGATGGTGCGGCGCACAAGGTAGCGTTCAATGTCTTTTTCTAACATGGCGGTGGTGTTATTTTCCAACTCAATGTTTTCCAACCTGCAATGCGTTTTAACTCGCGGCGTTCTCTTGCATCGCCGGTTAGTGTCCAGTATTTTATCTTTGGTACGCGGCGAACTTTGGCCGTATACGTTGGAGTTCCGTTACGAAACGCATCCCGCGAATGCTTGCCGGGAACAATGTAATCGCAACGCGGCGTTTTACGATCCATGTCAGTCCATCCAGCGTAGTAAAAGTTAAGCGCGCGGTAGACATAACCTACATGCCCCGCCGAAGTATCTGCGTAAGAAATCACAATTCGGGGGGGGAGTAACTTAATGGCCCGAGATACAAACCAACTCTCGGTGTTTCGCGGCGCGGCATCTGACACCCACAGCCTATTAAGTTCCAACACCGCGTCGGGGTTAGTTGGGCAAGCACTCTTTTGCACAGACCGCGACGCAGGAACACCAAAAGTAACCACACCGATAAGCAAAAAATCGTCGTTAAACAACCCAAAGGCAAACGATATGGGGGGTCTGCGGTGCAGATAGTGATGCGCTACTACTTGCGCGGTTGCCATTTTGCTGTGGATAGATTTAATGTTCATGTAAAAAACTTTAGCACAAAAAATAAAAGTGTGCTACTATTATTTCTCCACCTCAACTAAAGGACACTAAAATGGAAGCCCACGGTGATGAAGATCTACGCGCTGCACCTACGCAGCGTGAATTGGAATTAGCACTCGAATCAGTAATCGAAATCATTCTTGACCACGGCAAGTACCCCGCAAAGGGGCGCGTGCTGTTCGACCTGTACGAGTTCTTGCTGGAGGAGCGTGATCTTTCGTACGCTTACGAACTTTATATCGCCAGCATGAGCAGCAACACGGAAGCGTTCGCGGATCGCATCGAGCGCGAGCGCAAGGCCGTGACGGAGATGCTGGAAAAGCATCTGCGTAACTCTGACTTGGTGTCCGACTACGCAGCGGAGAACAAATAATGCAACACTCTACAGTCGTCGGCGGTAGCACCGCCAAGCGTGTGATGAACTGCCCCGGCAGCGTGGCGTTGGTGAAACTAGCACCGCCGTCACCAAGCAGCACGTATGCCGACAAGGGTACGCTGCTGCACAACCTTATCGCGGAGATTCTCGACACGGACACCGACCCGGTGTCCTTGATTGGGACTAACTACGAAGGGCAAATTCTCGATCAGGAAATGATTGACGAGAAGTTGCAGCCTGCCCTCGACCTGCTGGACAAGCTCGACCCCGAGAAGGTGATGGCGTTAGCGGTCGAGACTCGCGTTGAGTTTGGCAAGTTTCTGCCCGGTGCGTTCGGTAGCTGTGACGTGCTAGGCCGCATGGGTGACGTTGCCTATGTCATAGACTGGAAGTTTGGTGATGGCATTGCCGTTGACGCAGAAGAAAACGAGCAGCTCATGTACTACGCCGCTGCGGCCATGCGTACTCCCGAGGTCGCGTGGGTGTTCGAGGGCGCTACCAGTATTGAGTGCGTCATCATTCAGCCGCCAGTAATCCGGCGCTGGACGACCACACCCGCCCGCATCAAACAGTTTGAGAAGGACTTGAAACGTGCGGTGAAGGTAGCCAGCTTGCCCGACGCCAAGCTCAACCCCGGTTCGCATTGCAAGTTCTGCCCGGCCAAGCCGACCTGCCCCGCCATGACCGGCGCGGTAGACCGGGCGCTGAAGGTCAAGCTCAACGCGGTGGATGACGAGATGCTAGGCAAGTACGCGTCCAACGCCGTGTTGTTGCAGGGTTGGATTGACGACCTAAACGCGTTGGTGCAAACCAAGATTGAGAAGGGGTATAAAATACCTGGTTGGAAGCTGGTAGCCAAGCGCGGCACGCGTAGTTGGGTCGATCAGGGTAAGGCGTTGGTTGCATTGGCTGCATTGGGCGTTGACCCCATTAAAAAAGAATTAGTTTCACCAGCCCAAGCAGAAAAACTGCTGAAGGCTAAAAAACAGAATCTGCCTGAAGGACTGGTTGTATCGGTTTCGTCAGGCGATACGTTGGCAGCGGAGTCAGATCCGAGGCCAGCGGTTTTGCAAATCGGGCAGCAGTTGACCGCAGCCCTCTCTAAACTTGTTTAAAGGACAGTAAAAAATGAATATCGTTACATTCGCAGGTGCAAACCTTCCCGCTGTTGCTTCACTCAGCACGTCGCTTCGCAAGTTGGAGGCTGACGTTGGCCCGGCGGGCGTTGTGATCCTGAAAATGGATCGCACTGGCCATTGGGTTTTCGGTGCAGACCAGACCGAGGTGGAGGATGGCAGTCATTGGGCTATCAATCCGTTTAGTTTTGTCCACGGCTACATCGCGTGGGGTGACGGTGAGGTGCTGGGCGAGAAGATGGCGTCGGTCAGCGAGCCGTTGCCGGAACTCGACGTAGCGCCGCCCGGTGCTAAGAAGGGTTGGGAAACGCAAGTCGGCATGTCCCTGAAGTGCATCACGGGGGAAGATGCCGGCATGGAAGCGCGGTTCACCACTACGTCCGTCGGTGGCAAGCGCGCGGTGCAGGAGCTGGCCGTAGCGATAGCAACGCAGGTGGATAAAGACCAAGCCGCCCCGGTGCCGATTGTCACGCTCGGTAGCGAGCATTACCAACACAAGAGCTATGGCAAAATCTACACGCCGGCGTTCGCAGTGTTGCAGTGGGTCAGCCTGACCGCTGACGAGCCAGCGCCAGTGGCGGTGGTGGAGCCAGAGGCGCCAGCCCCTAGCCGTCGTCGTCGGGTAGTAGCGTAAGGATAGGCGGGGGCGCTGTACGGCCCCCGCTTTTTTATGCGTTTTTTCTGCGACTTTGAAACCCGTTCACGCTGCGACTTACCCAGTCGCGGCGTTTATAACTACGCGCGCGACGCCTCGACCGAGGTGCTGTGCATGTCCTACGCCTTCGATGATGGCGAGGTGGCTACCTGGTTGCCCGGTATGCCGTTCCCCGACATTGCTGGCCATCAAATCATGGCCCACAACGCCGCTTTCGAGCGGCTTGTCTTTTGGTATGTGCTATGCCCCACGCTCGGTATACCCGAGCCGCCGCTTGAGCCGTTCTACTGCACCGCCGCGCAGGCCCGCGCTAACTGCCTGCCCGGCAGCTTGGAGGACGGAGGCCGCGCCGGGTCG